TGGAAACAAATATTCAATTGTACCGATGTTGGATTACAGTAAAAAGTATCATACGCCAGATATGTATGATCCAAAGTGGGCCAATGAATAATGTTTAATATTACTGTTGAGAAGATGCCAGGATGTATTTTTAACATTGAACCAATGTCAATCAAAAGAGACTGGATGGACCTTACATCTGAAAATCATGCATACAGATGTTTTCCAGTAACTCAATCAAATGTTATAGGATGGTATCTTTCATGCTCAGAGGATATAGTTTTTACATGGGATGGAATAAATGACCAGACCGATCAACATGTAAAAATTACAAGTCCGTCAGGCTCATACTCTGGCAGAGGTCAATCTTCAATAAGTTTAAACACTTCCTTAATTTTTAGAACAGATCCAGATGTTAGCATTTGGACAATACATCCAGTTAACTATTTTAATGATGACTTTGAAACCATGTCCAGCGTGATAAGTACTTCATTCTATGACAACCCTCTACCTCTTGCCCTTAAAGCAAAAAAGGCTAATGTAGAAACTATTATAAAAGCAGGAACTCCTATTGCAACAATTATTCCAATATCTTTAACACATTTAAATAATACATCTATTGAAATTGTAGAATATAAAGATGAGGATCGCTCTAGGACAAATTCAAACATTGCTTATGGAGAAGCAGCACAGGTATTAAATTCTTCTGGCAACTGGACGGATTGGTATAGAAATGCTGTAAATGAAAAGAATGAGTCTGTAGGGTCTCATGAAGTAAAGACACTAAAGTTATATGTAAAAGATAACACTATAGGATGATATAATAATAATATGATACCAGAAGATGCAGTAAAGGTAATAAGAACGCCATCAGATACACCATCTGGGTTTTTTGGCTATGGTCCTGAAAATATAGTTGAGTTAGAAAATTTTATGACTGCAGAAGAGGTTGACTTTTTAGAAAAGGCAGCAAGAAACATAACTATTTGGGATGTAACTCAAAGTCATATAAATGAAAATGGAACAGTGATTTATGATTCAGAATATTGGAAAGACAGAGTTGCAACTGCGCCATCTTTAGATGCAAACGATCCAAAAATTATTCCAGTACTAATAGGATTATTTAATAGACTTCAGCCAATTATTGAAGATTTTTTTAAGGTAAAGGTACAACCTACAGGACAAACAATTGTTAAGTGGAATCCAGGACAATTTCAAATGCCTCACGCAGACAAAGAGTTGCACTTTGGATCAGATGCTGGATTACCAAATGATTTTCCATATTACGATATTTCAAGTTTGTTTTATATTAATGATGACTATGAGGGTGGAGAGTTATATTTTCCATATCAAAAGGTTCAATTTAAACCAAAGCGTGGTTCAGCATACTTTTTCCCAGGAGATATGAACTATGTCCATGGAGTAACAGAAGTTAAAAAATCTTTAAGATATACCTGTCCGTTTTTTTGGGAAATTTTAGAGCATACTGGAGACATAAAGCCAGACCCAAATGTAAAGTATCATAGAATTTTCCCTACAGAAGAAGAAGTAAAGTCCTGGGATCCGAAAAACGGTATAAGGAGAAATCATGAATAATAACTTTGTTGCAAAAGAATTATACCCATACATAATGCTTTATCAAGGTTTATTTGAAAATATAGATAAAAATATAGCAATTATTAGAGAGTCGGAGGCCAAAGATACAAATTTTTGTAAATGGTCAAGTTGGATGAATTTTGGGAGATATGTAGGTCAGACACCAAACTTAATTAATATTCATGAAAAAGGATATGATGTTGTTCAGGAAAAAAATAATTTAGAAGGACTAGAGTCTGACCAATATGATATGTTGTTGGAAATAGCAAAAAATGTATACATGGTAGATAAAGACTATATTGAAAGATATGGCTTAGATGTTGATTTTGGTGCATTCTCTCAAGACAAGAAACACAAACTATGGAAGTGTGGTGGGCCACAACTTTGTTCCTATGACATAGCAAATGAATCAACAGGTACTGCTGGATACGAAGCATATAGCAATGGCCTTGCTATGACATATCACTCTGATTACACAAGAGAGCCAATTAAGAGTCCAGGATATAAATTTGTTTTTAGCACTTTGGTATATCATAATGATGATTATGAGGGTGGAGAAATTTCATTTTATGTAAACAATAAGCAAATGACGTATGCTCCTAAAAAGGGAGATATATTGGTTTTCCCAGCAGGACATCCAGACTATCTCACTGAAGATGGTAAGGTATTTATACATGCAGCAAAGGCTGTTTCTAAAAATAATAAATATATATCTAGATCACATTGGTTAAAATATGAAGAGCCATCAGAAGAATGGAAAATGAAAGAAAAAGAATTTGGAGATTCTTGGACTTCAGTATATGAGGATTTATGTAGTGAATATAGAAAAAATAATCCAAATAAAGTTAAAATAGACAAAGAAGGGGTACAGAAAATTGAACTTAAATAATAAAAATAGAATAACTAAAGATATAGTCATTTATGAAAACTTTATTGATCCTCAAGTTGCTGCTAAACTTGTAAAAGTTTTAGATAAGCATGCAGAGTTGGGAACAATTAGTTGGATGCCAATATCATTTTATGAATCATACTCTTCTGTTCTTCCACAAGATAATGACGAACATGTAGTTGACGAAGGACTGCCTTCTGATATTTTTACACAAATGAAAAAGGGTATTATAGATGCTGTCGCAAGCGTTCATGATCTTGACCCAAAGATAATTTCACAGATTGGTTATCATACACAAAAGTGGGAGCCAGGTGCATACGCAAGGAAACATTCTGACAATACGGATGAGCATGGAAACTCTGGCGCATTCACTAGAAGCAGATACGCAGCATTTTTATATTTAAATGATGATTTTGAGGGAGGCCTTTTGCAGTTTCCAGATCAAGAAATAAGCATAAAGCCTAAAGTTGGAATGCTTGCTGCTTTTGATGGGGGATTCAACAATATGCATGAAGTGACTCTTATAACTAAGGGTGTTAGATATACAATCGGATCTTTCTGGGATGATCGTGAAGAAGACGCATATCCACAAGAATTAAGAGATGCCTGGGCAGAAGAGATGAGAGAGACTAGAGCCAAGCAGGAAATTGAAAGAGCAGAGTGGCAAAACCTTCTTAAAGATGGATATAAAATAGATGAAGATGGCAATACCTATCTATTTAAAGGAGATGCTGTTTAACATGATGGATTCTTTAAAAGAAAATTTAAAAAACAATAACTTAGAGTTTGAAGAGGTAACTCCAGAATTACTTTGGATCAAAGACTTTTTAACAAAAGAAGAATTAGATTTTATTTGGGGTATCATCAATGGTGCTTCTCAAGAAGATTGGGAAGTAGAGTACATGGGAAACCTAAAAAGATTTTGTTTGGAAAAGTTTGGTAGAGAAGATGTTGATAATTTAGTCGCTGAAGGAAAATTTGAAATTACTCAAAACTGGGTAGATAAAAATTTAAACATTAAGCACCACCCAGAACAAAATGTTTTTTATGGAAGACTAGCAGATATAATTCATCCATCTTTTCCAGGACTTGAACTTAGTGGACTTGCTACTATTCAAAGAATGCAAAAGGGCGTAGAATTAAAATCACATACTGATCAGCACACAGATCCATCGATACACTATGCAACAATAATATATATTAATGATGACTATGTAGATGGAGAATTATTCTTTCCAAATAAAGATATATCATTAAGGCCAAAGCCAGGAGACTTATTATTTTTTCCAGGAAATGAAGAATATGAGCATGGAGTAAAGCATGTAGGAGATGGGCCAATAAGATATGTTATAGTTGGCTTTATAAAAGAGATAGGTCATTACGAAAGAAATAGGTATTGAAATGAATAGAGAAATACTAGATCCAAAAGTATATTATTATACAGATGCAATAGATAACTTTGATGTGTTTTTAAAAACTTTAAATGAACTAGACACCATGGAGTTTTATGATGACACCAAGGTTAACCTTTGGCAGAAATGGACATCATCTAATGACAAAGATTTTATTTATGGAGAAACAAAGACTTTTGATATCGATGCTATCTCAAAGTCTGGCGGTATAGTTGGAGAAAAAAGCAAATATATTTATGATGCAGTCATGACAACTCTATATAATGTCTGTAAGGATTATGCAGAGGCCATGGGTGACTTTGATGAGCCAAGACTATTCCCAACTTTTAATATTAAAAAATACTATACTGGAATGGCAATGGGTGCACACTTTGATCAGTTAGATGGGGATAAGACTTTGAGATATTCTCTAGTTATGTATCTCAATGATGATTGTGAAGGTGGAGAAATATCATTTCAGTTAAAAAATTATGATGGTGGATGGAACAGCAAAGACGGATGGGTTCACGGTGCTCCACCAGTTAACTTAGATTATGATGATGCTGTTGCAAATAATGCAATAGATTTTGGCATAAAGCCAAAAGCAAATAGCGTTATTATTTTTCCAGCAGAAGCACCATATTTTCATACAGCGCATACAGTAAAGTCTGGTGTTAAGTATATGGTTCCAGGCCACTGGATTCACAACAATATGCAACTTAACCAACAGCAAGGTATGTAGTGAAAACAGCAATAGTTACAGGCGCAAGTAAGGGTGTTGGATATGCAACTGTAAAACTACTTTCAGAAGATGGATATAAGGTTATTGCTGTATCAAGAGACTTGACTAAGGTATCTGAACTTATTTCTGATAATATTGAAACGTATAAGTTAGACATAACAAGAGAATCAGAAATTAAAGAATTTTTTAATAAATATAAAGACATTAAATTAGATCTTTTAGTAAATAATGCTGGAGGCGGTTCTGGACCAACCTTTATAATTAATGAAAGTATGGATAATTTTAGAAAGGCATACGACATAAATGTTTCTGGACCAATGTATCTTTCTCAATTGTTTGTTCCATGTTTACAAAGGTCAGATGCTGCAACAATTATTTTTATAACTTCTCTTTGTGGGAAGATACCATTTAGAGGTGGCGGTAACTATAGTAATGCTAAAAGAGGAGAAATGGCATTAATAGATACTATGAGGATGGAGTTTCCAGAGTATGGAATTAAGATAACAGAAATTTGTCCAGGTACAATAGATACCCAAATAGAAAAGAAAGATAATGCATTGACAGCAAGTGATCTAGCCGAATCAATAAGGTGGGTTGCCTCATTACCAAAACACGTAAATATTAATCATATAGAGATTAGCCATATTGCTAATAGTAAGTATATGTAGGTGCATAATGGAAATAAATAAACTATATGATGATGTATATGAGATTAAAAATTTCTTAAGTAAAGAAGAACTTGATGCTGTCAATTTTATTATTCAAAATACTCCAGAAGAAGCCTGGTTTGATGAAGAGGCAAAAAAGAGAAATGAGATACCAGATTTTTGGTATGGAAAGCATTTACGTTTTAATGTAGATAATATTTTTACTGATATAAATAATAAAATGAAAAACCTTTTTGACTCTTATTCTTATTATCCAGAAAAGTTAGGTTTAAACAGATATAAAACTGGAGACTTTATGACGCATCACGCCGATCAATGGATACCAGATCTTCCATATTACATAGGATATGGCTTTTGTCTTTATTATAACGACAACTATGATGGAGGAGAACTAGACTATCCAGATTTAAATATGACAATTAAACCAAAGGCAAATACTCTATATATTCACGGTGGTCATATAGTACACGGATCTTTTCCAGTTTTAGGTGATAGAATAAGATACTTCTCAACTGTATTTATACAGGGAACAGAAGAATTTCCAACCATACTCAATAAGGAGTTATTTAAATGAAACATGAAACAACACAGCAAGAGCAATTTGTTATAGATATTCTAAAAGGTAAAAAGAATGGTCATTATGTTGAGTTAGGCGCAGCACACTATAGTAATGGCAATAATACATTTTTACTAGAGCAGGAATATGACTGGAATGGGGTTTCATTTGAAATTATAGATTCAATGCGAGAAGAGTTTAATAAAAATAGAAAAAATCCTTGTATGGGGGATGCTTTATCATTTGACTATATGAAATATTTTAAAGAAAATAATTTTCCAAAGCAAATAGATTATTTACAACTAGACATAGACGCTGGATATGATCTGGCGGGTAGACCAGTTGGAAATAGCCACTGGACACTTCATGGGCTTCTTGCAGTACCTTTAAATACATATAGGTTTACATTAATTACATTTGAACACGACGCCAATATGTATTGGAGAAACATTGCAATTAGAGATGCACAAAGAGAAATTTTAGATTCATTTGGATATGCCTTAATTCACAGATCGTATCATGAAGACTGGTGGGTAGATCCAAAAGTTATGGGGCATGGAGAATTTAGAAATTACCTTCATTGGGAAAATTTATAAACTCTAAGTCTTTACAGTATCTATAGAGTTTTGCTTTTTAGAAAACTCTGCTATAATTAACACATAATCGTTTTTAATAAGGAGAAACACGTGTCAGATTTTTTTAGTTTTCGTTTATCAGAAGATTTCATAAATGAGTATAAAACAAAGGAACCCCCATTTGGATTTACAGATGCAGGCGGTAATTCATTAGGAGAGATTACATTTATTCGTACCTACTCCCGTATGAAGGAAGATGGTACCAAGGAAAGATGGCATGAGGTTTGTCGTAGAGTAATCGAGGGTATGTATTCAGCACAGAAGAATCATGCAAAAGAAAACAGACTACCTTGGAATGACTATAAGGCTCAGTCGTCTGCAAAAGAAGCATACCAGCGTTTATTTGAACTTAAGTGGACACCTCCAGGAAGAGGGCTATGGTCTTTTGGAACAGCCTTAACAATGGAGAAGAAGAACTCTGCAGCACTTCAAAACTGCGCTATGGTATCTACTAAAGACATTGATCGCAACGACCCAGGACAGTTGTTTGGCTGGGTAATGGATGCCCTTATGATGGGTGTAGGTGTAGGTTTTGATACTTTGGGCGGGGAGAAGAAACTTCCTATTTATGCACCAACAGAACCAGAACAGGTATATGAAATACCAGATACTCGTGAGGGTTGGGTAGAGTCTGTTAGATTATTAATTAATTCATTTTTAAAGCCTAACATGTATATCCAAGAGTTTAACTATGACCTAATTAGGCCTCTAGGAGCGCCTATCAAGGGTTTTGGCGGTACAGCAAGCGGACCTGCACCACTTATACAGTTGCATAAGCAGATCAGGTCTGTAATCGGCGGTAGAGCGGGAGAAACACTTGACTCAAGGGCAATTGTAGATATCGTTAACCTTATTGGTACCTGTGTAGTATCAGGAAATGTTAGACGATCTGCCACATTGGCTTTGGGTGGATCAGAAGATAAAGATTTTATGAATTTAAAGAATGCTGAGGTTTTTCCAGATCGTAACTCATTTGATCCAGAAAACCCAGGTTGGGCATGGATGTCTAACAACTCTATTTCTGCGACGGTAGGTACAAAGTACGAAGACTACGTAGACCTAATCGTTGATAACGGAGAGCCAGGATTTATTTGGCTTGACGTTGCTAGAAACTATGGCAGACTTAAGGATGCACCAGATGGTAAAGATTACCGTGTAATGGGATTCAATCCTTGTGCAGAGCAGCCATTGGAATCATACGAACTATGCACCTTGGTCGAGGTACATTTAAATCGTCATGAATC